TCTCAGGATTGATATTACAATATTCGCAGACGAGCAGGATGACATCGGAGATGGCCAAGTCCTGCTTATCGTCCTCTATTTTAAGATTCTGTTTTACTTTGTTGAGCATCTCCGTATCTGTCATGTTGCCTCCTTATCCAATCTTGTGTTTAAATGCTACAATACGAATCTGCTTCGGCTCATAAACGCGCTCATAGTTAATAGCATTCATCAGTTCAGCTTTCGTGGGAGTCTCAATATGTTCCCGTTCCTGATTGGTCCACTTAATACCGCGCGGGTGCATAATAAAGGTCTTACGGTTAATGAGGTAATCTACACCAGAACCTTTCCTTTTATCTCTGTCAACCTCAGTGGGAACAAATCCAACAGGTGAGCCGTTACCAAATGCGATAGCACCCTGTCCAAATAAATAGGTGGTGTAGATATCACTGGCTACCGGACAACCATCATCTACGATAACCCGGCGGCCCTGGTAGGCCTCAAATTCAACATCGGTTGAATCTCTCTCTGTAGTAATCAGGTTAAGCTTTTTTAAGTATGATTTGGTGGCACTGTGCATGGCTACGGCAGTAAGCTGTCCCTGCGCATCACCCAGGAGCTGCAAAGCGTCAATAAATGCACTTGCACTAATTTTCTGTGCTGCAGCAGTGCCTAATGTGGATATATCAAGAATATGGTCCGCCAGAGGGGTTACCGTCTCACTTTCTGTATTAACATAACTGCCGAATGCCCCTGTAAGCTTCTGGATCAAAATCTTCTGATACTCCCTAGACCAATATCCTGCCACAAGATCACCAATGGCTGCCATGGGATCACTCCCGGCAAGGGCCGCAGAAAGGTCCGTTGCTGCCCAAAGGTTTGCACGGCGAATTGTGGTAGACACATCCTTGTTTGAGGTGATTTTTTTCGGGGTTAAATCTGCGTCCTCGATGATGTCCTCAGAATCCCCGGAAAGGTCCTCAAAGAACGGCATATTATGAATCGGTGCCGCTTCGCTTGCCAGCCGGTCAAACTCTGCGTTGTTGGTAATAATGCCGCTCTGGAAGAGTGCGGACAACTCCATGGTACGATTCACCACATAGGGGGTAAAAAGTTCGGGTACGATTACATCTGATAATTTTGTTACTGGCATTTAATTCACCTGTTCCTTTCATTTTTACGCATTAATTGTTACACCGGCAACCGCGGCCAATTCTTTAGCCCGTGTCGGATCTTCACGCAGTAATTTTCCCTGTTCAGTAAGATTGAAACTGTCTTTTGCAAATGGGTTCTTTGCTGCGGGGTTCCCTCCGCCTGCCGGTCTGTAGCCTCCACCGTTATCTACCTTGAAGAGGTGAGGAGAAGCTTCTTTTATCGGCTTCAATACATCGTCAATGCCAATCGGATTCCCGTCCTTATCAAAATTGAACTTATCAAGCCCGCCCTGCTTATAGATGATGTAATCAACATCTGTGGCGCCGGATTCCTTAAGCTTATCCTTTAAGACGTATTCTTTCTGGGTATTTGCGGCGGCATCTTTCAGATTTTTAATCTCCGTTTCATATCCCGTGATTTTTGTCTGAAGCTCTGTATTATCCGCATTATCCTTTTTCAGGTCGGTGATGGTATCATTGGCCGTATTGAGTTCCTTAACCTTATCATTGTAGTCCTGCTTCGGTACTGCATGCTTTGGGAACTCTGTGTTGATGGCTTTCATCGTGGCCTCAATGTCCAGTTTTCCATCCGTAATTACTGCGCTTTCTAATATTGCTTTTAACCATTCCACTGTTAATTCCTCCATAGATTTTTATTCCCGCTCTCCGGGTGTTGGGATTCAGCCAGTTATACCCATGGCAGGGTAGGCGGTAGTTTACCCTCGTTCCGGAGCATAAATATAACTCCCAGGGGTTTCCCGCGTGTTTAATAAATACAGTCAGTTTTTTCAATTGCGTTCTTTATGTCCTCACATAGCCGACCAATAACATCATCGTCAACAAGGATAGTAACCGTGTGTTTTCCACTTTCTGCAGGTTCGTAGGTTGCTTCAAAGATATCAGGTTTGCAGGGATAAAGCTCGCCCTTTACGCCTTTGATGATATAGTCGCCAATGCTTACCTTTAATTCTCCCTCCAGGGTTTGAACAAAAAGCTCTCTCTGGTTCAGCGGGGACACTGGCCAATGATAATGCAATACTCCAGATTCAAATGCTTCCGCAATCCAGTCAGGCTTAAATCCTTTTGACGGTGTACCAATTAAATCCTTGTCATATTTGTAAGCTTCAATTACCACTGGTTTCTTTCTGTACCTCATCTTTCTACCTCCTACACTATTCTTCGCAT